GATGGTGAACTTGACGCTTTACAGTTCAGGAACTCCAAGGCAGCACTGCGACGTGTTGCGCAATCGGAGGTAAAGTGGTATACCTGGGCATGGTGGTGGGATTGGGACATCGCGCAGAGGCGCAGTCCCCACCCAGCCACCTAGGGCTGCCTCGGAACGACACCTGAGATGAGCTGCAAACCAACGCAGGCGCCTCCTCATCCCAATCTTCAGGTGTACAAACGTTCTGAGGCCCCCCGTAAACCCCGAGACCTAAATATTTTTCGTTACCTGTCAAACGAACAAGTATATGGGGTTTATTCAAATAATCTCGCCACTCTGGAAAGAGCGGTGTTGGAGCGTGTGTTTTATGTCAAGGACAAGACCACGCAGTCATTCAGAGGGCCCCCCGAGCCCACATGTGGAATTTGGAGTGTATCCAACAAGTTCACCACGTTGCTAATGGAGCAGTCATTCAATGCCATCCCGCTGGACCCACAAACTTTTGTGGATGTATCCCAGGCTTGCAAGAAGAAGCTGTACCAAAAAGCCGTGGACGACAATTTGGTGTATGGCATTACCAGTCGCATATCTGAAGTGAGAGCCTTCGTGAAGAGAGAGAAATACAATTTCACGAAGAAGTCCGACCCCGTTCCCCGCGTAATCCAACCTCGGGATGCGCGTTACATAGTGGAGACAGGCCGGTACATAAAGCCGATCGAGAAGAAAATTTATAACCACATCAATAAGGTGTTTGGCTATTCTGCAGTGTTCAAGGGAATGAACGCTGCAGCCAGGGCAAAAACACTGCGAGGTCACTGGGAGGAATTCATTAACCCAGTGGCCGTCATGCTTGATGCTGAGAGATTTGATGAACATGTTTCGGAAGATGCCCTTAAATGGGAACACAACATCTACAAACAGTTCTACCCCCATGACAAGCACTTTGCTTGGTTGATGAAACTGCAAACACGTAACGTCTGTGCTGGTTATTTACCAGACGGCGTGATCAAGTACCGCATCAATCGCAACCGCATGTCAGGGGACTCAAATACCGCTCTCGGCAACACTCTCATCATGTGCATGTTGTTGCACACGTATCTTGATGAGAGGGGCATCGACGGCCGTGTTGCAGACGATGGTGATGACTCAGTCGTCATCATGGAGCAACATGACCTCGCAGTGTTCATGAACGGACTCAACGATTGGTTCCTGCGTTATGGTTTTACCATGGCAGTTGAGCCTCCCGTAGTTGAGTTTGAACATATAGAATTTTGCCAATGCCACCCTGTCTATGATGGGAGGGAGTGGGTGATGGTCCGGGATCCTAGGTTCAGTATAGCGAAAGATTGCATAGTGCTAAAACCAATGCAAAATCGCAAAGTATTGAACAAATGGATGAGTGCTGTTGGAAAGGGAGGATTGTCGCTAACCGGAGGAATACCGGTAGTGCAGAATCTGTACCATCGCTTTGCTGAGTTATCGGCAGGCGCAACACCACTTAGAGACCCAACACTCGCAACGGGTTTTTTCCGCCAAGCTGTGGGAATGACTCGAGTGTTCACCCCCCCCCTCCCTGAGGCCCGCTTCTCCTTTTGGAAGGCGTTTGGAGTCACACCCGAATGCCAAATTCAAATAGAGAAGTGGTTTGATGCCTACACATTAGATGGTCAACAAATGGCACAACCACAATTTGTTGACCATCCAATGTTGTAGACCGTGAAGCACGGGGCTCGCAACCTACTGCGTAAGCTGTGAACAGCATGGGGTCCTGAGAGGCAATGGACCAAAACTATTACTTTAGTGCTAACAAGAATGCCAAGAGACTGCACGGACCCTCCAAGTAATTGGTTCTCTCAGGATGTACAGTCCTCACGTCATGGAGTATCCCATACAATGACAAAGAAGAACAAACGTGTACAACCCCGCAAACAGAAGAAAGCCACTCCTTTTGCGGACGCCGGAGCGATAGCCGGCCAGGCCTTGGGCCAAATGTTTCGCGCCCCATACCTCAAAGGTGTGGGAAAATGGCTTGGCTCTGGTATAGGCCAAATTTTCGGTTCTGGTGACTACGACCTTGTAGGACCAGCACCGAGTTACAATGTCTTGACCTCTGATAGACAAATACCAAAGTTTAGCACCACTGAGCGTACCAACATTGTGTGCCATCGAGAGTATCTTGGTGAAGTCACGGGTGGATCAGCCTTCTTTAATAGGGCTTATCCACTCAATCCAGGCTTCGCCGAGACATTCCCATGGTTGTCCAATGTTGCGCAATCGTATCAACAGTATCGTTTCCATGGTCTGATTTTCGAATTCAGACCCTTGATTACCGATTTTGTCACGAACGGCTCCCCTGGTGTCTGCGTTATGGCCACAAACTACAACTCAGACAAGCCAGCGTTCACCAGCAGAATTGAGATGGAGAACTCAGAATACGCCGTGTCCGTCAAGCCCACAAAGGGCATGATCCATGGTGTTGAGTGCTCCCTTGCGGAAACTCCAACCCGTATGTTGTACGTGCGCACTGGCGAGGTACCTGCAGGGCAGGACCTTCGTCTGTATGATTTGGGGCTCACGCAGTTTGCCACCCAAGGCAACCCAGCACAAGTGTTGGGTGAATTGTGGGTGTCCTACTGTGTTGAATTTTTCAAGCCAATCCTTGCGGATGATCTTGGAACCAACGGACTCTCAGAGTCCATTAATCGATCGCAGGTTTCAAATTCATTTCCATTGGGATTGGTCGGAGTCTCTGTTAGTGGTGACTTGCCTGGTGTCTCAGTTAGTTCTACTCAAATTAGTTTTGGTAGACTGACTCCACCTGGAACATATCAAGTCAACTTGATGTGGTCTGGAGACACTGCTGCCGCATATACCCAACCCACCATTGCGATTACTGGTGGGTTGGCATTTGTGAATCAATATTTCAACGGAGGAGCGAACACCTTTGGGACCGAAACCGGTAACATCGTGCGTCGCACCTTCTTGAACATGTGTGTTGATTTAGCAGCATCGTCCGACACAGTGCAGACCATCACACTCAGTGGTGCTACACTTCCTACCTCCAACACTAATGTGAATGTTTACATTGTAAAATGTGACTCATTCTAAGTGTTGGAGGAAACCCGCAGCAGGCCGAAAGGCCGGGGAATGGCCACCCCCCGGATGCAGCCCGAGAAAGGAAACTCCCAAACTCCTAGGTCCCTGAGTATAGTGGTGACCGCGTCAATGACCCAGTTGATACGTTAGCCGGCAGCCTAGAAACTGCCGTTGGGAGAGGAAAACCCAGAACCAGCCCTATGCTGCATCATAGGTAGTGACTTAAGTGGGTCACTAGGCTTAGACCACCGTAACGGTTAGAGGAGTGTGCCATTAGATTGGTGCACACACCTGCCAAGCAAATCTCGAAAGAGTGGGCGCTTGGTGGAAGACAACAGTATTCGACCCCTGATTACACACTACACCGACC